TTATCAGACTCGTCATCATGACTGAAGTGTCCGCTATCGTAACCACTCTCAAAGCCGGTATTATCTCCTGAGTCGTACCCTATTCTATTTGTACCGTTGTAGTCATTATCATGGTAACTTAGGTGCCCGCTGTCATACCCACTGTTATGACCGTCATCGTACCATCCATCGTGACCGCTATCATAGTAGCTATCATGGGAATCATCATTTCCACTATTGAACGTAGTGTGGTAACCGCTGTCGTGTCCTGTTCTATCGTTGTAGTTGTGATCATTATAGTATGTCCTATTGTGGTAAGAATCGTCAAAACTGTTATGCGTCTCATCTACATGGCTCCTGTAACCGTCCTGATAGGATCCGTCGTGTCCTACATCATCGTTACTGTTGTAATTTCCGTTATGTCCGCTATAAAAGGAACCATCGTACGATCCGTNGTGAGTGTGACAATNGTTTTCATCGTTGAGGTGATCGATTGCATCCCGAGCCTCTTGATGTTCAATAGCAAGTATATGTTGCTCTACATCCGCATCTGGTAGGTATTCCCAATTCCAGGGGTCGATTCCTATCTCGTCGTACACTACATCGATATTGTGTCCTAGTTGATGAAAGTGTGGATGCTGTATGATTGTTTCGCCTGCTTCAATTAAAAACCAATCTGACCATTCCATACAATCACCCTCTACTACTACATCAGTGTGATAGAGACCCAGATACGAGCGACGCCGCCACCTAACGATTCCTGAGCTTTTCCTAGTACTGTCCCAGGTACGAAGTCGTCCGCTCTTACAGTCTGAGCTACTCCAGGTTCGTCTGAAGTTACGAGAAGATCTCCTTCCTCCACGGGTCCTCTAACCTTACATCGAACCTTTCCACTAAGTCCTACAGGAACCGCTTTCTGCGAATCTCCAAGAACAAATCCGTACGTATCGGAGTAGACACCAACAACGCGCTTATCAGCACGTTTGGTAGTTCTTTTTACCTTACCATCGGATACGATTAACACATCTCCGGGGCTAAGCTTCTCTGGATCTTCAGCTCTATAAAACTCCGCTAAGTCATTGTAGACCGCATTATACACTTTACCAAAGCAGAGTACATCATCCATCACTCTCAAGTCGCCATCAATCTCTCCGACTGCATCGTCATAATCCGGGTGCTGCGAGTAGAACTGTATCTTAGTATCACCGTAGTTATCTGTAATTACGAGCTGTGGTCCGAATCCTACATCGACTCCGTAACCCCGCATCCTCACCGTGGTATCGTTATTCGGATTCCTGATATTCAGTACACCCGCATTCTGATCTGCATGTATGCCTAGCGCAACCTTGTAGTCCCCAGAAGGGTCCCGAAGGAGTAGTGTTCCGGCTTCGTTCTTTACACCTTCGATGAGACGTTCTGCACCGAGGTAGGCAATGCTCGTACCGTAGTCGTCAAAGATCTCCAACTTACCGCCCAGCTGGTCCTCGAAGTACAGATGGATAATCTGCTCATTGGTATTAGTGTTCCTACCAGTAAAGCCATCGTCGTCGAAGGTAAACTCGTAATCGCCTTTGGAAGCTCTTAGCGTACCCTCGGTAACTAAAAGCTCTGTCTTAATCTCCCCAGCTGTAATCTTATCAGCGGATAAACTGTCGATCTTTGCGTCAGTTACTGCTAAGTCCTCGATCTCAGCAGTTCCAATAGCAGCTTCGGCGATATGTGCAGTATCGATTATACCCACTTGTATATTCGCGGCCTCTGTTATAATCTCGTTAGCGCCGATATGGCCCGCTACAATTGCGTTAGCCGCTATTTCGTCGGCTCCTACTGCCCCTGCCTCTATCTTGCCTGCTGTTATAGCGTTTGAGGTTATGTGATGAGTTTCAATTGCGTTAGAGGTAATCTTATCCGCTATCACTGAATTAGTCTGTAACTTAGGAGTGCTGATAGAGTCATCGGCAATCTGCGTCTCCGTTATTTCCCCTACCATATCACCTGCATTCACAATTTCATGCCAGTTATCCCCGTCTGAACGGTAGAGAATTTCTTCACCAGTATAGTATACGATTGCTCCTTCTGGAAAATCATCGTCAGGTAGTTCCGGCAGTTCATCCACTATTTTAGGAGGCCGAAGGTCAGCAGCAAACTGTGCAATATCGTCTAAGCTCTTTGTTTCCGCTACAACCGCAGGACTTGACTTAGGTCCCTCCCCGATGATATCGTATGCTGAAGTGCGCAGTTCGAAACGCTTACCAGATTCAGCTTCGTATACTTGCCTCTCTAGCTCCGTAACCTTGATTCGTTCTTCGTCCCCTACGGGTTCCTCTTCATCTATCTCCTGTACGTAGAGGTAGTAACCATTTACGGTAGGATCGACTAGTGGATTAATCTCTATCCATAGCGTCTCGAAGAACTCTGTCACTGTCGGAGGAGGTGGCGGGTCCGGCTCAGGATTCTCTAAAGTTATTTCTCCGTAGTTCTCCGAGTATATACCGGATCTGTTGTAAGCTTTTACGTAGAATGTGTATATACGAGTATCATCACTGAAATTGCCGATCGGTAACTCGTCGATCGTCGTGCTCTGCGAGAGGCCACGGAAAACTAAATGGGCGTCCGCTTCCCCGAAGTTTGTATCGGTTCGAACTTCGTACTCGATAACATCTGGCTCCGGTGCTTCCTGCCACTTCAAGTTAATCGTGTTTCTGAACGCGCCGTGGATAAAGTTTACATCAGAGGGCTCTTCGACTTTACCGTCAATTGTAATTGTACCGAGTGGCGCTTCGTCGAATTCCGCTTTGAGACCTTTCTTGTTCTCCGATACAACTCTGACGTTGTAAAGACCCTCTTTTTTCAGCTCTATAGATTTGTAGTTCGTAGTTGTGTAGCCTGCGTACTCCCATGGGCTCCATGTTTCGTCAATCCACTTCCTGTACCAAACATGTGCTCCATCATAAAACGTATCAGCAGGCCTATCCCACTGCGCCCTAATAATTGGTACGTACGTACCGTCTTTATGCAACTCGCCCTCTTCATGGAGCCATAAATTCTCTACATGCTTAGGAGGCTCCCAAGGACTAGGGAAGTCAGGAGGTGAGGGAGCATCGTAGTGGATCTCTTCATCTACATACAGCGCCGGGTGGTGTTCCTGCGCAACAATCTGAATCATATCCTCTTCGTCTTCGCGCATTTCGAAGATCCTAAATCGCTTCTCTTCCCACCCAGGAACGTCGTGCGTTATTGTTACTACATCTCCGGGCTCGCAGTGAATACTATCTATCCCTACTCGAAACTGAGCAGTTATCTGGCAGTACTGAGCTTGGTTAAGGTAAAACCTAGCTAACGCCTGAGCCTGTCTAGCGGTATTTATACTTAGCAAGCTCAGCTCTTTCTCTCTAACCTCTCCAGTACGTTTAATATTACTCTCGTTAGTAGCAGATACATGAACCTTATCCCAACCCTTGTTCTGATCAGTATATTCAATTGTAACCTTATTAGGAACTTCCGAATCTGAAACTCTGGAGTAACCAAAACTGTCCTTCTCGATGTTACTCTGATCAAAGTCTTGAACGGGTTCTTCCTCACTGTCAATCTTGAGGTGTATTTTACCGTTAGAGTAAACTAGATAAGCTCTAAACGACGCTAGCATGTTCTCTAGCGTATCTTTAGCAGCCATCCTACGATCAACTATATAGTTCATGGTGAACCGTCTACGCTCGCCACCACCATCTACGATCATCTCGTCGCAGAACTCCGCTGCCGTCTCGAAACTATCTACGTCGATCCAAGTATCTTTATCGAGCCCTAGTCCGTATCGACTGTTAGTGAGGTAATCCAAGACACAACAGGCCGAGTTATCCGAAAATCCATGATCCCAATGAAACCCGTCCCAGTAATCTATCTTAATTCCCGTAACTATACACGTTAGTGTGGGAGTCTCTTCTAACTCAAACGTATCGATCGGAAACCGTGCAGAGTAGAATGCTGTGTGAGGAAAACTCTCATCAGGGTTAATACTATGAGCTTCCTGCGTACGCGTACCTAACCGTGTAGCATCCTCTTCATCTGGTTGCACATCGTATGCTACTTCGATATGCGCGCTACCGCCTGCGGCACCGGTACTAGCTCTCAGGTAAACTCTACCCGGTCCTTGTACCGTCAACGTTCCACTTTCTTCAGATGAAGAACCTACATGCTTGTAGTGGTGGACATCTGGTTGTCTATAATCATGTCCTTCATCATCCCAGCGATCTTTATCGAACTCCTCACCTTCAGGTATGAAGAACAATCGTGTAGCGCAAGTATCGGGAATGAGGTAGTTCGGATTGACTCGTGAGTACCATTCTAAGTCAATCTCTTCTTCTGTTTGAATTGGAAACTCATCCCAGTTCTGACCGGACTCCAACACCCCCTCGTGGTACGCCTCTCCACCGCCGGTAATCATATCTACTTCTTTTTCGCCAATCTTCGCATCTTTGATTAGCGTAACCTCACCTTCACTGATACCCACCTGCGCTTGTATCTCATCAGCATCTTCGTCGTAGTGTTCATATATGATGTTGCCTGCAACCTTATTTCGACCATACACTACTGGTACGGGAATCTCTTGCTCTCGTGTGTTCTGTATTGGACCACGGAAGTAGCTTGGACTATCTGCAAGTTCCTCCAGTTTCTCCTCCATCTGTCTATTGCGGTAGTACGAGAACGCAAGCGAAAGTCCCAACAATGCCCAATNAACAGCCACATCCTCACCTCCTCACTACGTACGTCTAAACACGTACACTTTCGTTCGGTACGGAACGGAATCCTCCGAAGTAGTCTTGGTTGTTCCATCTATCGCACCCGAAATCACTGTCTCCGTATACCCTACTGCATCCCGCTCGGAGCTCGAACTCCAAACCTTCTACTGTACTGAAGAAGTACATATCAACCTCTACTTCGTGATTTCCAGAGTGGCGAACGAATCGTGCTTCATCAGCAATCGTGATCTCTCCGTACCGCCAGTAATCTGTTTCTTGTTCTATCGCTGAACTGTTGATAGTTAATCCGTCCGGAGAAACCTCCTCTACCGTACCTGTTATTACCGGTACCGATACCCCGCAAGTATCGGAGTCTCCGAAAGTCCAAGGACAGTTGTACGTGTACAACCTCCGCGGTAGCTCTTCCTCTAGCCTTTCCAGCTTACTAATTACAGTAACTTGCATAGTGTACTGATCGATAACTGGGTGATCCATAATACCGTCGTACATCACAATCTTATCGTCGAACGACTCTAGCCGATCCTTAAACACTTTCCAGATCAGTAACCTATTTCCTTTAAGAAACCGTGAATTTACGTAAAGGCTCATTTCCCTCAAGATATTATCGAACGTCACACGTACTCTATCGTACTCCGAGGTCAGATGCGATTCTACGCGTTGACGCTCTATACCATAAGGCTCAAAAGTTTGTCCTGAGTGTCCATCTTCATCGAAGAACTCTACTTCTTCCGGATATGAAGTTAAATATAAAGTTAAGTCATGTGGAAGAAACATAATATACAATTCTATAGGCGTGTTAGCTTCCTTAACTTTTTCTTCACCGAAACCTGGACCAACGTATTTTACCATGAGAAAACACCTCGGCGTGCGCAGCAAGGTGAACGCGGGTGGTCCACGGAGGTTGCAGTGGAGGTTGCAGTGTGGGTTGCAGTGTGGGTTGCTATGCTAAGCATTATGTGTCACCATCCCGTAGTTCGATCAATCGGATAGTCATCGACTGTCCATCACCGTACGTACCCATGAAATTCTCGACAGACATATCATCATCGAACCGTACTGAGCGCGGATCATCCACCCCAGGTTCGTCGTAAGGGTGGTACCAATCAAATCTGTGTAGAGGTCCCTCCATCTCTCGGTAGAAATCTAGAAGAGCTTGTCCAACTTCTCTGTCGCGTCTGTATTCCAGTACCCAGGTAGTGCGGAGGGGACCTTTCTTCCTTCTCTGTTCTGTTACGGCGTCGTCCATTTCCGTAATTAGTACGTTGTGTCTTATGATCTCTTCAAAGATCCTCTCCGGTTTCGTCCACTCCTGCTCTCCGAAAGGTTGCTGGACTGCTTTAGAGCTGTAGTAGTCACCCATATTATCCCCTCCTCCGTAAACCACGTATTAACTGTTGCAGCCTACTGTTACTCTGGAGATCCTCCATAATCACTGACTTAACTCCGTCTGGGTGCTGCTTCACATATTCATTAAAACTCGCAGCATCCATCGCCGTGATGTTTGTATGCTCATGGATGTCTACCTGCGTCGTACTCGCCGAGTTGATGTGTTTTCCTACCGCTCTACCCAGTCGGTCATAGTCGATGTTCGGGGTTTGCTGTCTTGCGGCTATCTCCTCTGCGCTCGGACTTGCTAAAGCCCCCTGTATTGCACCCATAATCTCGTTAGGAACAACCCATTCCTGACCGTGTGCATAGATTAATTGCTCCTCGGATGAGAGTCCCTGAACCTTACCGCCACGCTGGAACATCGGAAAGCTCATACCTGGGAGCGCTAATCCTGCAATCTGCTGCAGTGCATGATAAGCAGCTACCTGCGCAAACATATCTATAATATACGCAGCCATTCTATCCAGGAAGCTTAACATAGCGTCTTCTGCGTTCTCGATGTCCTGCAGTATGTCGCTAAATGCTCGCGAAAGCTCAGTGTGTAGAGTACGTCCAACTTCTACCCAGCTAATCGTGATATCGTCAGCTGCTGCTATAATACCCATTCTAAACTGGTCGAGACTTCCGAGTGCTTCCTCCATACTAAGCTCAGCAGCATCCACGCCCTCTTCTATACCTTCACCGAGCGCCTTGCCCGTTTCACCCATCTGCAGCTCTTCGCCTTCAAGCATTTCCATCGAGTCTTCGTGGAGGTCTTTACGACGGTCACCTGTGTCATCAGCGATCTCGCCGACATCCTCTATGGTACCTCCGTGCTCGATGTACAGCTGAGTCAGGCGACGAAGCTCACCCTGCCGTTCTTCGAAGTTCTCGGCAGTAACTACGGTACGTATTGCGCGTTCAAGTAAACGTAGCTGCTCAGCTTGCACGTCGATGTCCAAGACAGTGTCCTCTAACCGCTCTAAAGCTTCCAGCTCCCGTTCTATTTCCGCCGTGAACGGTCGCTCAGCCAGCTCTGCATCAAGGAGCTGTACTTCCCTACGGACGTCGCCGATCGCCTTTATTAGCAACTGCAGTACATCGGATTCTAGATTTGCTCCGGACTCCGCTAATGTATCAAACGTCTGTCGCAGCAAGTCCGTAGCATCGTCAGTGTCGTCTACTTCCTCAGCAAACTCGATGATGCGCTCCACCAACTGGCGTATCTCTACACGTGTAGGCGAAAGCCCCTCATCGATGAGTTCCTCAATTGCCTGGTGTATCTCTTCAATCTTTTCTGCTGGGAGGTCGAGGTCTTCACCCCACGCAGCTGATCGCGTACGTAACACGTCCAGTCTGTCTTCCATATCCTGTAGTACGTCGTGAATCAACTGCTGAAGTTCGAGCAGCTCTCTGTCAACCTCTACCGCGTCTTCCTTATCCTCCAACCGATCCTCTAGCAGTTCTGCAATCTCTTTATAAAGTTGTAGGTGACCTGTAAGCTCACCCTCAGTTTCACTTAAAATCTCACGGACGTCGTCAATCGTAATTCTCTGGTCTTCTGACCATCCTGTAATACGACTAACGAGGTCTAAAATCTCTCCATACTCACCTTTAACTGATTGCACGTCATCTTCATACATATCCCAATAACGTACCATACTCATTATAACATCGCCGAGGACTTTACCTTCCTCAGCAGCCTCACCTGTCAGCGTACTAACCTGTCCTGCTATCATAGACATCAAGCGTCCATGATCTGCAGCATCGTCGTACGCCTGGGCGACCTCTTCCTGAAGCTCTTTTAGCTCTTCTGTAGACTTAGCTTGGAGGTCTACCTCACCACGAATTTCTGACAAAGTTTCCTTCATCCGATCCAAGCGATCTTCTTGCTCGTCTACTTCCACTCCTAGAGCTTCCCATCGATCACCGATATCCAACACCATCGAGCCGATATCCGCGAGCGTCAAGTCTCCGCGCATTAGTCTTTCGTTAAACTGGCTTACTGCGCGTACGCCGTCCCACCAGTTATCCGCAGAGACGTACAACAGATCCATAATCTCACGCGTCAGTCCTTCGCGTATTTCCTCAAGCTCTGTAACTGTCATCACCTTGTCGCGCTGCGCTTCCATTACTGCGTTAATGTCCTGGTAGATATCATCAATCGCCTGCAGATGATCTTCTACCTTAGTGTACTCCGCTTCCACCTCAGCTAATTGGTCACGCTGTTCCTGTATTCGGAGCTCCATTACACGCTCAGCCAGCTCGTGGTACTCATCTGCTAAACGTTCTACAGCACCAATATTAACCTCGATTGCACCGTAGTGGTCGTCCCAACCCTCTACCGCTTCCGGTACGAGTCGCGCTATCTCTTCCATGGTGTCCCGCAGCTCTTGTTGCTGCTCGTTCGTAAGTTCAGTCTCCGCAGTAAGCTCGTCGTACCGGTCTACCAAGTCCTGCAGCCGTTCGCCACGTTCCAGGTAACGATCCATGTCTGCACTGAGGTCGCGTGTACTCTCACCTATACCGAGTATCCGCGGTCCGAGTACGGCCAATGCTGCACCCATCGCCGCAAGTGCGAAAGTTACCTTAGGAGTAGTGGCAGCTAACGTTGCTAGCGCACCAGCTTTGGCTGCGATTGCTGCCTTAACTCCTCCTGCCGATACAATCAGGGAAGCATTAAGCCTCAGCCATCGTCCTATTAACGTCAGTACCGGACCGATTGCCGCTACCATCACACCTAAGCTTAATATCACGCCCTGCATTGGTGGATCCAGATCGGCAAAGGCGCTCGACAATCCCGACAACATGTCGCCCAGCGACTCCAGAGCCGGTATAAGCGTACCACGTACAACTGGGATGAGTGCTGTACCTACATCTATCAGAATACTATTCATAACTGACCGCAAACGGGTAAGCTCGTACCGCAGATCATCCCGGATTGCGTCGCCCATCTCTTCGACGGCACCATCGGAATCTCTGATACTATCTGTGTAGCTTTGGAGTTCATCCGATCCCGCAGCTAACAGCGTCTGAAACCCACGTAACGCACGATCGGTAAATCCTAATCGTAGTACGTGGGTGCGGTGGGCGTCAGAGGCCCCATCTAATTCAGCTTCATAGTCAGCCAGAATATCCGTCAGATCCCTCATGTTATCGTCGGAATCCAGCAACTCAATGTTGTATCTTGCTAACTCTTCAGTCGCCGCCTCCGACATGGTACTCAAATCTCTGAAGACCGCATCCAGCGCAGTACCGGCTCGCGAACCTTTAATACCGGCATCAGCCAGTCGACCTGCTGCCGCAGCAACCTCGTCCATATCTAAACCTAACGCGGCCGCTGTGGGAGCCGCATAAGCCATCGTTGCTCCAAGACCTGCTAAATCCGTGTTAGCAGTACGTGTTACCTCTGCCAGTACATCTACAGTACGTACGGCCTCCTCAGCCGGTATCTGGAATGCCGTCATAATATCCGAGACTATATCTGAAGTACGGCCAAGGTCAGTCATAGTAGCCTCAGCCAGCCGCAGGATGGGCTCGGTCCCTTCAACCATGTCGTGGACTTCCCAACCGGCTCGGCCGAGGTACTCCAGGCCCTGTGCAGCTTCTGTAGCCGTGAAGGACGTCTCTCGTCCCATCTCACGAGCTACATCACGTAACTCGTCAAACTCGGGACCCATCTCACCCGTGACAGCCTGTACTCTTGCCATAGCCTGGTCGAACTGCGCTGCAGCGTTAATCGATACCAGTGCGAAGCCCGCCAGAGGTGCTGTCAGACCCATAGTCATCATAGTACCGATCTCAGTAGCCCGAGAACCTAAACGTCCAAGCGCTTCTTCCGCCTCACTCTCAATAGCACGTAACTCACCTCGAGCTTCCGCACCACCTCTACTCAACGCACTAGTATCCAGTCCAAACCCTGCCCAGATGGTTCCCAGGTTACCTCCACCGGCTCCTCCCAGTCCGCCAGCACCTGGCATCTGCATCATGTCTTCACCTCCTTCTCAGTGTGTGTGTGCCGTCCTACCAACCTGCGCTCCGTACCTATGCGTAGTTACTTGTTACTGTTACCCGCTTGGTATTTGTCTTGTGTCATAAAGTCGAGAGCGTTGTTGAACTGTTGTACAGTTCCATCCTGTTTCTGTACTTTGAATGCGTCGTTCCCAGATAAGCTTTGTGAGTCGAACTTTGAGCGCATCTCGTCCAACTCTTCTGGCGAGGGCGACTCGTGGAGTATGAGGGAGAACGCAACCGCCTCGTCGAAGCAGTACTCTGTATACGGATCCTCATCCAGTTGTACTACCTCGCTCGGCCTCTGTCCCCACATCCGGCAAGTCGATGCCAGCTTCACCGTCTGATCCGAGTTGGCGACGAAAATTGGCTAGCCCCCTCACACCCTGCATCACATAGTGGTGTACGAAGATTAACTGAGTATCTGTTAAGTGTGGTACTATCTTCTCCGGATCAGGTTCCACCACCGCCTGTTCCGCAACCAAGTAAAGCAAGTCACACATTTGCTCAAACTCCTCAGTTCCAGGTTCAAAAGTCTCCTCTGTCCCTTCTACCGCCATCTGGGCCGTACTCAGCAACTCATTTGGTATCTTACCTGCTCGAACCAAACCCATCAAGGATGGTCTACGAACCCGAATGTTGATACTCTCTTCATCCCATCCAGGAATGGTGATAACTTTTCCATGCACCTTCTCCTCAATCGTCTTCATATCCGTTACTTGCAGAGGCTCTTGCTCATTCCCCTTATCCTCACGGCGTTCCGCAACCATATTTAACACCTCCGGTATTTACGGCTTCACCCACATCTACCCTCCTCATGCGTCATTACGTACGGCGCGCTGTTACCATGAGAAGAATCGATTGGCGCAGCATTGAGGTACGCGGGTGGTGAATCGCAACTGACTCCGGAAGGGTTTAGTACGAGCAGGGGCCCGGAGAAACCCTTTTCGGCGCTAGCAGCCTAGCTCGCACTGAAATATACGTTTGGGGTTCTTGTGTGGTACTATCTTCGCTACTCCTCGCTACCCTCAACCTCTTCGGTGCCTTCTTCCTCGCTACCCTCAAGGGGTTCTTCCTCAGTATCTTCAGTAGTAGCCTCAGTCGTGGAACCTCCTTGAGGGTTATCTATTCCGGGAGATCCCCAACCTCGACCTCTTCAAACTTGAATGCGCCCTGAGTTGGGTCACTATGCTTGTGTTCCCGGGCTTCTATAGTAAAGCTAGGAACCATAAACGTCTGTCCTGCAGCAGAGACTGAAGGAATCTGTCCTTTACAGTATGGGAACGTGAACTCGATGTACCCTTGGATCTCTTCGCGTTCACTGAACCCTTCAGCATACTGCGCTACATACAGCTTTGCTTGGAATGGTGCACGACCATCGTGCTGGTCCTCGATTGTCGGACTCTCATACCCGACAACATCATCGGTTTCTCCCTCCGTAATCAACTCGCCGCCACCTGCGAGGATCTGGATTGCCTCTGCATCCAGTGCAGCATTGTTGAAGGTAATATCAAGACCTACCATGTAATCTTCATCCTCGATGATCGCGACAAGCCGATCACCACCGCGGAGCTCGTCTCGTGCACCTTCCATAATATCAGGTTCTACCCCAGCTTCCTGAGGGACTTCCAGGAGGTGCTCTGCATCGACCTCCGGTGCGAAGTCGCTATCAGGATCTAGAGGTGTGATTTCAAGTAACCTGCAACCGTAAAGCGGCATTATATTACTCATATTAACCTTTCCCCCTCCCAAACTTAAATTGGTAATTTATGGTGTACCTCTTCAAACCATTCACGGTGCTGTAGTGCTGTAGTGCTGTAGTGCTGTAGTGCTACCGGGTGCGGACGCGTGGGACGTTGAAGTCGAGTCGGTTGAAGATGGCTTTGAGGTCGGAGTCGTAGCTATCCCCTACATTTCCCTGGTACTGCATCAGTACGTGCTTGCCCTCATACTCTATCAGTTTATCATTCAGGAGTTTTATAATCTCCCTACAGGCTTTATCGAGTGGGATGTAATTCCCTGGTCTGAAGTACACCCAAACCTCCACGGGTTGTTGGAATCCTACGGATAACTCGGAGGTCATATCCTCTCCGGCCAGGACCACTACACCGTACGGTTTAGGAATGTCACCGACAGTTGGTACGTCAAGTGCCTCCGCCGCATCCTCCCAGTCGAAGAACGGTTGATACCAACGAGGTACCGATTCACAGTGTTCCTTGAAGTACTCATAAATAACCTCTCGTAGTGGGTGGTACTCAGTGTTACTGTTCTCGGTACTGTTCTCGGTGTTGTCGGTCATCGTGGCATCGCCATCCTTTGTATGTCCTTCAGGAACTCCGGGACGAAGTTGTCTCGTGTCGGCCGCAGGATGGCATATGCACCGTGCCTGCGCAGCTCAAGCTGTTTACCCCAGGGTACTCCATGTCCTATGGTAACCAAGAAGCGAGTACCTGGGTTCTCGTGTGCCGCACCTGTGATGCTGGCCCGTGTCTGTCCTGTTTGGTCCTGCCAAGGTGCGTGCATTTTGGCGTGTCGTTCCATTGCGGTAGCGTACTGGGCTGAGAGTCCACGGATGGTGGTTCGCTGAGTATTCTCCCACTGTAAGAGCCTCTGTTCTACCTTACGTCGTCCTGTAACCTTCACTTGTGCGTAAACCCGTTTTATCAGCGCTCTACCTACGAGCTTATTACGCATACGAGTGAGGAGGCGAGATGGGTCTCCCGAAATAACTGTGTCGATGTCATTCAGGGAGCGCGAGAGGTTAAACAGTCCTGCAACCATTCCTGCTCGTCCAGGCATGATACCTGCAGCGACACCTACACCTACTGCAAATGGTGCTGGACGGGTTGCTCCCATGATACCGGCCCCGGGAGTACCTCCCATTACCATGCCGACAGCGCGTCTACCTACAAACTTGTTAGTGGCACGGTTGGCAATCCGCTCGGCGCTCATACTCACCCCGGCACGAACATCCGCACCAATCCTCGCCGCTTGGTATGCTCCCTGTGTGAGAGCCACATCGTCCACCTCCTTCTCAGTGTGTGTGCTCAGTGTGTGTGCTCAGTGTGTGTGTGTTCAGTGTGTGTGTGCTCAGTGTGTGTGTGCTCAGTGTGCTGCTTACTTCAGTTGTTCGATTTCGATCTGTTTGGAGACTGGGTAGCCTAGTGTGGACTGCGGACGGGCGAAGAGTACGACGAAGAACCTGTCATCGTAGTGGAAGCGGTCACCGCGCTGCACATCTGCATCGTACTCTCCCAGCAAGGACCAAAGCAACCTACGTACCTGGCCGCCTTCTTCCTCAGTCTCGTCAGCTCGCCATAACTGACCGTAGCTATACATCCTGAAGGTCTGTGAGGGCAGCGCTTCCAGGTTTTCATCCTGTTCTGGATGGTAGTACCCTTCAACTTTGACATCGAATCCTCCTGCTCGTCCTTCTTTCATATATGTCCGGACGAGCTCGAGTTCAATCGGGTCCTGCTGGATGGCGGTCTTAGTCATCTTTCGTCGCACCTTCACTAGTTTAGGTATCTGGTGCTTAGACGTGGGTCCTGGTGTCATCCGCAATCCTCCTTCCAGTTAGGGCTTTCTGGTGACTGAACTACACGGGGTCTCGCTTTGCACTGAGCATAAGGGCTGAGAGGGTACCGGTGCCTGTGAGGCTCCCTCCCTGCTCTGCCCGCTCCTTGTAGCGTAGTGACATGGATTCAGCGTAATCGTATCTATCCATTAGACGGGTCATCTCGTAGGTCTCCATACCGACACGGGTTGTTCTCAGATCCTGCATCTCCTCCTGGTACATTCCAGCTTTCATCAGCCAACCCTCTGAGGCTGCACGGTAGATGTTATCCGCACCCTCCAGAAGGAGATCCAGTACATCATCCTCAAATCGTGTATCCTCTACGGCGCCGTATTCCGGTATAGTCTCGTGGAGGAGATTTCGGAGCAGTTTTCTATTTTCCTTAGTAACTTTCATGTCCTACTCCTCCTTTTCACCCACATCAACCATATCTAGCCAGTCTGCTCCGTTATATCCACTTCCTGGACGTTCTCTTCCACGGCTGCGAAGATTCCGCGGTAAGTCCGCCCGACAACACACTCCTCAACCAGCCTACGGATCGGGCCAGGCTGACCATCAATCATCAGGCCGTGCTTAACCAGTTCCTTGAAGCCTCGCTGAGACCTGATCAGGTATGCAGTGTTGTCCGGGCAACCCTCGTAGACGTACTCTTTACGTCCTACAGTGGTCTTCCAGCCATCGTAGAAGACGATGTTGTCGAGGCCTGTAAGAGGCCTGTATTCAGTGCCATCATACCACTGACGTTCCATTGCATCCTCAAGATCCACTTCATACTTCCGCGAGAGTAACAGGGTATCTGCGGGCCTGCGGTGATTGGCTGCATCCTTCTGACCCTGCTTGATAGTCTTCGCCAGCTGCACGGAGAAGGGCTCACCGTTCTCGCCCTGCGGAGATGTCTGATTATCCCCCGTGTAGTTGACGTCGATGATCGGGTGCAGGTGGATGTGGTTCAGGAGCGCGTTGTATGCTTCACCAAATGCACGGTTCAACATCTCCATGTCAAAGGTGTGGTCATACAGGAGCATCTCCTCTGTGTACTCAAAACCTGCAGCCCAGTTACGGATCTTAGCAATGGGACCCTCTTCGGCTGCGACGGTACCCATCTTGACGTCTCCACCTTCAAGACGTTCCAAGAAGACTACCAGACCTTCCAGAGCCCACTTAGCTTCCAAGACCCTCGGGAAGTTAGCATCTACGATACGGTCATAAATTGCCCCATATACCGTGGGTACTCGTTCCCTACCCAACTCAACATCCAGAACTACCTTCTCCATCAGTTCTACCATATCGGAGTCGGTGGTCATTAGCTCGCCAAGAGGCTTGGTAACCTCTGGCATCTGCATCTCGCCGTTCACCATTGTCTTTGTTACGGATCGTTGCTCACCCGCAACCGTAAACGGGATTTCCTCCTCAATCTTACGCTGTTTCCGCTGCTCCTTGATGTTATCTATACTCCATACACGAACACTCACATTGGTCACCTCCGAAATATTATCCTATACCACTTGCATCAATTACCGCCTTCATCAATTACCACCTGCATCAATTACCGCCTTCATCAATTGAGGTACTTAACTGGGGTACTTAACTGGGGTACTCAGCCGCAGTACCTAGTTGCAGTACTCAGTTGGAGTGTTTATCAGGTTGCGCTGTACTCTGAGGTAACAGGCTGTTCGGTGAAGGACGCGAGCAAGAACCAAACTACGTTATCGTCATCCTTCTCAACACTGACAACTCCAACCCATAAGGGATCTACACCAAGATCGAAGTCTCCACCAGTACCGTCGTCCATGTCGAGTACCCAGATCTCTTCGTCTCCTTCATCTGGGTCATAATCCTGGGTACGTTCAAAGGTAACTTCACCGGTGACCGAGAGGCCGTCGAGATCCGCTATCAGACGCGTCTCACCCGCGCTGATATCGAAAGTGATAGTGTACACTTCGTTTTCTTCGTCAATCTCGTACTGATCCTCAAACCCAAGAGCGTCAAGTGCCGTTTCCAAGTTACTGATCATGGTTGCGGGAGTGTCGCTATGATCAATTGCTGTCTCCCACAGTGCCGATTCAGTAGTCAGTTCCTTGTTGCCCTGATCCCAGTATACATCTTCACCTTTTAGGAAGTCCTTACTATCATCGATCTGATCTTCTCCAACTTCATACTCAGCGGGCTTCATCTGCAACCCGATGGTGTCCTTGTCATCCTCACACGAGTCCTGCAGAGCGAACCCGAAAAAGCCTTGTATCAGCGCCGGCTCAGTTGCAGTGATAGCAGTCCCCTCGGGAACAGTTACCGCAATGGCGTCCCATTCGCCAACCTCAGGACGCGTATGCATATGCTCCGTGGAGTCTACCACGTTAATCCTCTGACCGGCATACAGATCCGTACTCATTTTGGCACCTCCTGCCACTTACTCAGTTTTACTCTTACATAGTTTTACTCTTACTCGATTCCATACTTGCCTAAGCCATGTAGTGCTTCACGGCTCTTACTGTTTAGTCTTCAGTAGTCTCCACAGGTGTGGGCTGGTAACTGAAGCTCGCCAGCAAGAACCAAACTACATTGTCATCGTCCTTCTTAACACTTACCTTACCTACCCACAAACAGTCCACACCGAGTGCGAAGTCGTTGTCGGTAGCATCGCCAATGTCGAGTTCCCAAATCTCCTCTTCCTCTTCATCAGGATCGAAGTTCTGGGTACGCTCTAAGGACACTTCACCAGAGATACTCAAACCATCGAAGTCCGCAACCAGTCGAGTTTCTCCTACACAAATGTCAAACTCGATGGTGTAAACCTCGCCAACCTCACTGATGGAGTACTTATCCGCAAACCCTAAAGCATCCAGGGCAGTCTCCAAGTTACTCTGCATGGTACCCGCCGAAGAAGAATACGAAATGTCATTAACCCAACGTGCCGAGGACTCAGTCAACCTCTTGTTAGCGGTGTCCCAGTACACATCTTTGCCCTTCTTGAAATCCTGGGAGGTGTTGATATGATCTTCTCCCACCTCGTACTCAGCAGGTTTCATTTGGACTCCAATCGTATCTTCCTCGTCCTCACAGGAGTCCTGTAATGCAAAACCAAAAAATCCCTGTATGAGTACAGGTTCAGTCGCCTTCACTTCCATTCCCTCTGGGATGGTTACTGCTATCGCATCCCACTCACCCACTTCTGGTCTCGTGTGCATGTACTCAGTGGAGTCCACGAAGTTGTATCGTTGACCCGCATACAGATCAGTACTCATTGAGGCACCCCCTATGAACTTAACACTCTCAGACTTCTACTGTTGCTTCTGTTATTACTTACAACCGCACATGTTCAGTCCTAATCTATATCCGAACGGTTCTCACTCTACCAGAACGGAACTTGCCGCTCTTAGTACCTTTATCTCCTTTAATAACAGGTCCGTCGGTGTGTAGCTTGGAGATCATACTCCGAATCTCATCATCTTCCAGGAGATTCTCAATCTCTCCTACCACTACATCCTCAGGTGCCCCATCCTCAACCTGTAGCACCCTCTCCACCAACTTCTGCGCCTGTTCACCGTTAACTCTCCGTGCAATAAGGTCCGACACATCTACCTCACCGGTCGCATCCTGTTCTCCTTCGACCTCTGCACCTTTCTCAGTTTCTCCAGTTTCTCCTTCATCTTCCTGTGACTCTTCCTGTTCTCCAGAAGCATCCGAGCCTTCCTCAGGGTCTTCGCCCTCGCCACTGGATCCTCCATCAGTGTCAGAGTTATCTTCCTGTTCACCCTTCGCACCCTCTTCTTCCGAGCCATCTCCTTCACCATCTACACCCTCGACGTCCTCTTCCCCTACCTCTCCTCTGACCTCTACCTCTTCCTCAACCTCTTCCTGTTCACCATCTACCTCTTCACCGTCACCCTCTGCCTCATCGGTGTTGACCTCACCCTCACCCTCATCATTGGTACTGTAGTACAGATCAGCCATCTCACCAGCGAGGTCGAGTGCCTCGTCGAGTTCCATTTCCTCAGTGATATCCAGCTTCTTGGAGAGCTTCTTACCAATCTCCGCTGCATTCTTCAGTGTGGAGATGCGCTCGTCATCTTTCAGTGCATTAAGCACCATCTCACCGGTAATACCGAGTTCCTTAACTATATCACAGAGAGAACATTCACCCTTAGCAACCGCTGCCCGAACATCCGCCAACTTCTCCTCAACCGTTTGGTTCTGCAGTTCACTCACCTCCGACGTGTGTTGTGCGTCTATCTCAGCACCCATATCTGCGTCTCCATCATCACCCGTAACCTCTTCGTAGGTCCTGTGTTCTACCACTTCAACCGCGTCTCCGAACTCCACACGGTCCTTTTCCCCATCCTCTTCCACAAGCTCATAAGGGACTTTCCACAGGCCCTGTGCATTCTCTCTGTAGTTGTCATACTTCACAATAACATACTCCGGGAAGATGCGATAAGGGCGAACATAGTTTGGGGTCTCCGCCCACTTCTCCTGTACTCCACGAACAACCAGGTTCATTGCCTCATCAAGACTCCCATCATATTCACCTGCAACCAGGTCATCTACCACATCAGTCGGATCCACGTAATCACCCCTCACCTCTGATGTCCACGACATCTCGGAGGTCCACAACAGGTTAGTTTCCATTCCACTTCGTTCCCGAGGAGTCCAGTCAATACTGATCAGGTCGTAACCTACCACATTCCGTGTACCTGCCTCATACCTCGGCTTCCCGTATATACTCACCTCCTTAATTCTCCGAGCTTTCACCCATCGACGGAGGTCAGGAAACGCCTTATCAATCAAACCATAAATAACCGCAGCTGCCCGCGGATTCCCATCAGTGTCCTGCTTGTTGACCATCTCAGCTGCAAACCAGTGAGTTGTAGGATCCGGGAACTCGAATGGTAGATCCTTCGGTTTCCTGTGTCCTAGGTGACCCATCGGCTCACTCTCATTCACACCGCTTACGATATCACGGATCGCACCGCGTTTGTAGTTCCCGTGATTTCCAGGACCTTCCAGAATCTCCACTGTGACCCAGCAGGGATTATCATCACCCTCTGTTAGTACCTCAACAGCCGCAGCTGCGGAGTCTGACAAAGGGATATCTTCCCTACCTAAATCCGCACGTACCTCACCAACCACAGGACCCTGTGAAATCTCTCCCGCCTGTACCGTGGCGTTACGTGCTGCACCGTTCGTTATACTCATACTACTCTGTGTTTTGGTATTCATATCCTACACCTCGCTTCCGCGCCGCCTCAGCCAATACCCGCTCTACATCCACATCATTCAGTTCACCCGTATTCATCTCAGTAACCGGTACACCATTATCTCCAACATCCTGTATCAGATTATCCAACTGTTCGATGTCCCGGCGAATCCTGTCCCATTCACCTTCAGCATCCTCAACCTCATATGGCCGCATAGTGTCTACCAACGTACCAAGGTAATCCACCGCACTCTGTCTACTCACGATGTTGCGGTCAATTGCGGCAGTGAGTGCCGATACTACCCTGGTGAGCTCCTGAGCTTTATCACTCTTATCACGTGGATCTATCTCGTCCCACTGTAGTTGCACCTCATGAGTATCGAATGAACGTACCTCAGCCAACGCGGTCATCGCCAGTACATATCTTCCTAGAGTCGACCAGGATGTATCAAATCCTGCCCTCTTCCTTCCTACACGCCGAATCAGTACAGGGATCTGCTCCTTCACACTCGCGTAGTTCGCAGGGAGGTGCGCGCCGAAACAGAACTCAGGTGTCTCGGAGTGTTCCACTATACAGTAGAATATGAGGTGTAGAAGTGCCTCCGCATTCCCTGTAGCGCTTTGAGCTTCTACAAACTGTGCATCCTCATCCTCCTGGGTAAATATGAGTAGATCCTTATCCTGGAGGTTTATCTTCTTCTCCTTGCGGATGAACTCCTTCGGGTCCGCTACACCGAAGTTATTCCTCAGAAAAGCAGCGAGGTCCTTCACATGAAGTTTCAATCTCGGAGTGGAATGTAACTTACTCCCCTGGATGGCGTGTTTGAATACGTCATGATACGCCTTAATGTACGGCTCAACACCTTCCAGGTCGCTCCGAGGTTCATCTGTGTAAGCTTCATCCTCATTCGTGAATGGTACAATAGGAATGAATCCCCAGGGCTGTTCATACACACCACTAAGACCGTCTGGAAGGCCACTTGAACCTGTCACCTCAATACTGTCCGGTGTGATTATCTGTGTTACTGTAGCTGTTCTACCTTCCACGGTGTGTTGAGTTTCAATAACATACTCCACGGGTTTCTGAGTCACAGGATCCTTGGTAACCTCCACCACACTCTCATCTGGGAGAATGTGATAATTTATCACAACATCCCGTTCGGGGTACAGGATGTCATCCTCGACATACTCACGGGTTAGACGTACGTAACATCTGCCGTCCCGAATGGCGTCCCGGTGCGTTCTCTGCATCACCTCATAATGTCTGCCCGCGAAGTCTTTCAAGACCTCCTCCGCCGCCATATCTCCAGGCACATCAAACTCAGGTACTCCCATAAAACCGACTACTGCGTTGATTATCGGTTTAGGAAAAGCCCCACCCAGCTTGTACTCATCATTTTCATTGTAGTACAACTGGCGAGCCAGCTCTGGGTCAACTCTTTTCTTACTGTGTAACGTGTACTCCGCTAAGTTCCTTCTACTCGTGCGCAAGATCGGGCGCCATCCTCGCAGCTCTCCGAGAACATCCCGTATGCGGTCAAACACCTCATCACCTCCTACCTAAAGACGTCGTTAGTACCATGAGGAAAATAATATGCGCAGCATTGATTCAAATATAGACGCGCGCGCGGGGTAGACACTCGCGGTCGATTAAAACTCAACAGCAACTCCAAACACCGGTTCCAACGTATCATGCCTGACCTCACTGATATATACAGAAAAACCCTCGTCAATTTCCAGCTCGGTGTAAAGGCTGTACACATCCACAGGGTTAGTTAGTCCACTAGCAGTAACAAAAGGATACTGCGCACCAATCTTCAGTGATCCTACAGGGTAGTACACATTCAGGTCACCGAGTATCGCACCTACTGCGGTATCATACTCAAAGGTGACTGCACCGCTGATGGGGAGCGCACCTTCTTCACTCGACTCAGCTCCTACAACCATCGCCCCAGTACCGAGGATAAGTGCACACACCAGTACCAATACCAAAAGTTTCCTCATAGCATACACCTCCTCTCAACTGTACAACCGTGCGTTCCGCAGTAACTCCATTCCCTCGGGTTCTATCCTGCTTATCCCACTCTCACCTACTTTATTATAAGCGCCGCTCGCTGCGTCTACCTGATCATCATGGTTTCCTTCAGGGAACAGCTCAATCTCATCCAGAAACGCCTTATTCCACGATCCTCGAACTATTCTGACGTTACCTGCTTCCGCGGCCCCGCTCAGAGGATTCGCACGGATGACCTTGGAGCCTGTAACCTTATCCCCTTTCACATTAAACTGCGGTAATACATTCCGCTGGTAGTGACTGACAATACTCTTCCCTGCTGAACCGGGCTCCTGTTCAATCCATATGGATACACCTGTACCGTCCAGCTGAGCAGTCTGCTTAACAAGAGCCTCCACCCCTGCTGCACTCTTCCGTACTCTCCTAACATCCTCAATGAAGTACGTACCCTCACTCATGGAGATCAGAACCCCTACAGTCCAGTCAGGATCGCGATTAGTATCACTCTGCTCGGTGGCTGCCAGATCCCAGTACCGTACATGGGCGGCGTAAGCTGGTGTATCCTGAACAATTTCAAACCATTCACGCTGGAACATGGTGCCTTGCGGTCTGACATCCCAATCACCATTCAGTAGCTGCTCCCGTCTTACAGGGTCGAGCTCCTGGAGGGATTGCACATACTCTTCACGATCCAGGTGAATATTATCATCCAGGGTCGCGGGAACGAAGATCCTACCTTCATCCGGTCCCTCTATCAGGAATCTCTCCTTCACCCAATCATGTCCTGTACCTCCTGGGTTACTGGCAGATCGAACCCTCAACGGAATATTCACACCTTGGAGTCTCCTCAACCTACTGAAGAGGTACGTGTAGTGACGCTCCTTGAAGTGTGTAAGTTCATCGAACCCTATATACTGGAACTCCGCGGACTGATACCTGTACATATCTCGGTCATTCTCCAGATACCCAAAAGCCACGGTTGCTCCACTCGGAAATGTGAACACCTTATCCTGTTCAGACCAGTGAACTTCCTTACTGTCGATATACGATGTCAGCCACTCCTTAGCTCGAAACATGAGTGCTCCTGCCAGTTTCAACTCCGCGTGAGTCTTACGAAACAGGATGGCGGAGTATCCAGGAATATCTACATATTGGAGAGCTCCCATCAGAAGGGCATCACTCTTCCCGCCACCAGCCGAACCTCCGTAAAATGCTTCTCGGTGAGGGAGCAACAAGAAAGCGGCCTGTTTCGGAAAAGGCTGGTGAGGGATGAACTTAGTAAGTTTGGGGGTCAGCGCCTCCTGCAGCTCATTGAGCTGTGGGAGCTCCAAATCTTTAATAACAAAACGCCCACTATCACGTTGGTGTCTTAGCTGTTCGCTAACGGGCTGTATAGTGGGCTCATTCATTAGAATCACCTGTACCATCTATATTATCCAAACGGTTAGACCCCGAAACATCGTTATCACCAGAATCCTCCGAGTCATTCTCATCGTCATCCACAGGAACATCCACAACCCCTGCATCATTCAGGATATCCATGATGTTCTGCATCCGGTTACGTTCCTCATGGTCTGCAACGGAAGACCCCGGACCTGCCTCATTTACCTGTATCAGGGTCTGCTGGATATTCTCAGGAACATTCTCTGTGTCGGGCTTTTTGGGATCGAGGCCCAGTGATAGGCGCTCCAACTCCACAGCCATCTCTGCCCATTTCAGCGCGGTCTTCTGGTCGAGCATCTCCAGATTCTCATGGAAATACTTCATACACGTGGCGAAGAGGTCCTGAGCCGCCTCACGATGCTCACTTTCCATATCCTGAATGTAGTGGTTTCTCTGAACCTCCTGCTGAACCTCCCGAAACTCGTCAAACGCCTTAATTCGGACATCCCACTGGTAGATATCCTTGATCGCGTTCACCTTATACGGTTGAGTTTCGAAAGTCTCCGCTACACGGTAGATGGCTCGCCTGTACCCGTGTAAGGGAAGATCACGGTAGAACTTGAACATCTTAAAGTACGTGAGAATCTCACCCGCCAATCGTTCCCAGACGGGTAAACCGTTTACCGTGGGATAACCCTCGCTGAGATCTAACGGGATGGCTGCCTCCTGGAGAATCTCCAGTGCAGTTTCCTTGTTAGCTGGAAGGTTAGAACGTTCCTGCATTCTACCCGGTGGCAGACATAGAACCTCCTCTGCGACAACTGTAGGGTCCAGTAATGCCGACGGGTATCCTATATGCTCATTAACCGGGATATTCGAACGTAGCTTATTGATATTCTCCGCAAGATCCTCCAAAACCGCTTTGGTAAATCCTGCATCCTCCGTGTCGTTTCCTACATAAGTTTCACTTCCGTCGACCATCACTGAGCACCTCCTCCCGCAGGGGAATATCTCTTTCTGCTTCTATTTATATTATACAAGATAATCCACAGAATAGCAAGTACAGAAATGCAAAGAAATATAACAAGATATAACAAGAGGTTACAGAGGGTTCAAAAACTTCCTCTGTACCCCTCCAACACCTCGATGTGTCTCTGATATTCCTGTGTCCCCCGGGCGCTCGAGGTGATTTTCAGAAAATTCAGAAAGTTTCGGAGTCTCCCGGGGCCTTGAGATGATTTCCCGAAAATTCATATGACTCAGGAAACTCACTTACCAAACCTTCCGATACTTCACAAATTTCCACAACCACCGGCGCTTAATCCCGCGTAAACCACTCTGGTTAGAATTATTGACTCCGGCACAGACAATTTTCCGATACTTCACAAATTTCCACAACCTCAGACCTTTTCCAACCTTCCGGATAGGGCAGTCCCGCGGGCGCTAATCCCTCCTAAACCGCGAGGCCTACAATCCTTATATAGAATTCACAACTTTCCGAAAATGGCGACAGCTTTAGCCTTAATTCTTTTCTAATGGTTTGCCAAATCTTCCGAAAATTCATAACAAAAAGAAAACCGCCGCGGGACCGACCATTTCCCATGGTACGGAATTCCCGCAACGGTATCGAATTTTCAGACTTCTTCCATGTAACCGTTCTTTCGCGCGTATTCCGAAGCCAATTTATCAAAGTCGTCTTCGAACTTCCGGAAATCATCTTCGTCGTCCATATATTCCCGAACAAGGTCCAATAACACGTCTTCCGGTATTGGGGTAATATCGAACGGAACGAAATATTTACGATTCACATGAACAACCCCCTATTTGTAATTGTGGTAATCATCGCGAATGTGATGAATGTTCGCGAAGATTTGTAATTGTGGGATGGGGGACGAATCCCCCACCCCGATTGTACAATGTTCGGAATCTTCCGTAAGCCCCGTTATTCGGTATCTTCGGATTGTTGTTTTTTCCGGTAATCGTCGATCGTTTTCCAAGCGTAGCTATAATTCGTATCGACCGCTTTGGCACAATCGGCAATTGACGCGCCATCTTCGTACATTTGGATCATCTTATCTTTTTTCGACGGTTCCCCATTGTTCCGTTTGGTCGGCATTTCCATATCTTCCCGTTTGTCGACGAATCTTCGGATAACTTGGTAAGCGAATGCATATCGGACACCAACGTCGTCGGCGATTTCGGAAATATCTTTTTCCGGATTTTCAACGAAAAGATCCCGCATTTGTTGACTTTTATTAACTTTAGACATTGTGGTTATCACCTTTCGTTTGTTATTTTCGCCAAGGTTCGGAATGTTGTACAACCCACCGAATTCAATCCAATTTTCATAACATTCCCGGCGCTAGGTTATTACCACCCCCTTTTCGTTGTTCCGGTTGGGGTTGTAAACCCGCCCAAACCGCTATGTGGTTGTCAATGTCCGTGGTGGGGCTTTTTTGATGTTATTTATATTATATAATAAGCAAGCCCCGATTGCAAGAGGTTTCTGCCCGAAATAGCGAATCCGCCATTGGAAGATTTCGTTAAAGATTCCGAAGATTCCGTCCGACAGAGCTGAGCGCGCTCAAACCTAACTTTCCCGCCGCCACCGCGTGGTATTAGCAGCCCGTCCCGCGAATTTTCCGAAAACTCCGAATAGTTCAAACGTCCCAAAACGTGGTATTCGTAGTCCCCCCGAGGCTTAATCTCGCGTAAACCGCGTTGATTACGTATCCCTCGAGGAATACTCGGTGACTCAGATGACGTACTTACCGAATTTACCGAAAGTTATGAAAATTGCGGAAGCTTAGCCCAAAAGAATAGAATTAGTTCGCCACCTACACCGGGTGGGGAACGTGGGGAGTGAAAGATTCTGAATATTCACAGTCCCGGGCGGCGAAAGATTCCGAATATTCTACAAACGTCCAGGCCCGACAAATAACCAACCTAGTAAGTAATTAATATTCGCCGGGTGGAGCTGAATATTCCGAAAACTCCCAGCCCTTTTCAATAACCAACCTAGTAAGTTATTAATATTAGCAGCCCGGAAATATAACCAACCTAGTTAGTTGGTAATAAAACGGGTAGCGTCACGTCACCGAATTTTCTAAACGTTACGTAAACACCGAATTTACCGAAAATTTAGATAAATCAGTATTCCCCATCAATTACCCGTCCCAAACCTCGAGACTTAGGTGGGGATACAAAGATACCGAACCTTTCGAGAAGTACGAATTTTCTGAAAATTGTGTGTACTCCGAACCTTCGGAAAACTCCAAAACAATTTCAACTGTTTTAGTTGGTCCCGAATATTCTGAAAACTCCGAACCTACCGAAAACTTCGAACTAGCCGAAAATTCTGAACGTTCCGAAACGCGCCACCCACCAACTGTGGTGAATTTTCCGATAATAAAGAAAAATGCCGAAGTCAAGGAATCTTCTACAAGATTCCTCAACTTCGACAAGATTCTTACTATTAGCTAATATTCTGAATATTATCTAGTATTCAGAATATTATCTAGTATTCAGAAGACTATCGTCTATTACGATTCTTTAGACTTTCTATAATCGTCAACGACTTTCCAAGCGTACGAATAGTTAGTATCAACTTCTTTTGAGCAATCAGCGATACTATAGCCTTCTTCATATAGTTCTATAATTCGCTCTTTTTTAGTATTTTCGGTATTTTCTGTTGGCATCTCTAATTCGTTTTTGTCACAATATCGTCTTATTACTTGATAAGCGAAAGCATAGCGTACTTCAACTTCGTCAGCTATTTCTTTTATAGTTATATCTTCGTTATTTTCAAATATCTCTCTCATTTTCTGACTCTTATTAATCTTAGACATTATTATCGTCCTTTCGAATCGTAGTTTTATTCGCCATTATCTACAAGTTTCTGAAGGTTCGCCAAGATTCAGAATTGTCGACAAGATTCTTAATATTAGATAGTATTCATATATCACCCCCTTTACGTAGTATTCGACAAGATTCTAAATTCTATACAAGATTCTTAATTTTATATAAGCTTATCTATTTTTCTGAATCTAGTATATGTTTCTGAACATTTATAAAATCTTCGTAAAGCTGATCAGAATTTTCGAAATCGTCCAATTCTGCTAATACGCTCGAATTTTCTATTACTTCGACATGATTCAGAAAGCTACGTATTAGCTTAATTAACGTTTCGTCTATAATTTTCTGACGTTTCACAATTTCACCCCCTTTTCAGAATATTCGACAAGATTCGGAAAGGACGATAGTCTTCTGAATTTAGTAGAAGATTGTATAAAGTTGTCAAGGTTCGAGATAATTCTGAATCTTATATAAGATTCTAAAGATTGTATAAGCTTTAGAAGATTTATAAGTTTGTCGAAGATTTCTAAGTTATTAGTATATTTCGTTCTATCGTCTATAATAATTATATAATAAAAGACGTTCAAAATCAAGGGGTAAACTTGAATCCGCCAATCGAAGATTGTTTGTAATTGTCAGAAAATTCTGTACCCCAATTTTCGGACAACTCGTAACTTTCGAAAGGTGCTGAACCCTCCCAACACTCCGAACGGGGCGAATTTACCGAAAGTTCAGACAATCCCGAACCTTCCGAATTAACAGACAGTTCTCAACTCGCGGACAAGTCCGAACCCACGGACGATTACGAACACGAGACACCTTCCGAATTAACAGACAGTTCTCAATTTTCGGTAAACTAAGTGTCTACCCTCTTAATTTTCTGAAAACTCAGCAAACTCATAACTTTCGGAACCTTCTAACAACTCAGAACATTCTATCACAAACAGCCTT